ATCGTATACACCGGTATTTTCAATTGACCATTGCCAAGACCAAACACGGTGTACACCAGAGTAGAAATCACCAAATTCAAATCTATCTAGTTCAATTTCTATTACAATTGGTTCAATGATATTTTGAGGCTGTGTTCTTAACCCCATGCATTGTACCAATGTTTCCCAATTACGTTGTTGATTTCTTTCAAGTTCTTTATTGTCTGTTCCCCGTATTACTCCAGTAGCGGTAATATCTACTAGACTGTAACCTTGGAAGAATTGTAAGTTGCTTGACATGATATACATATTTAGCGGTCATAAAAAAAGCACTTAAAAAGTGCTTTCTTTATTTTTTTTAAATTAACTATTAAGCTAATTTGAAACCGTTTGTACTAGAAACAGTGATTACGTTTGCCCATACGTTGCCAGAAGAAACTGTTAAGTTACCTAAAGCCTGGATACGTGTTTGGATTGTAGCTGCGTTAGAACCAGTAGCTTCAACTAAAACGCTGATACGATCAGAGTCAACTTGATACATAACAACTGTACTATCGATAGCGATTGTACGGATCAATGTCTCAACTGCATTACCAGTAGCTGAATCAGCAGCTGCTAAAGTTTGGCCTGCGCCCATTGTTAATTTTAATGCTAGTGGGTTCTTTGTTAAACCTGTAGCGATAATAGTAGCTAATGTACCATCTGTTTTTGCATCAACGTTGTTGATACCTTGTGCATCACCTGCGTAACGTGTTTGGATTGCCATTTTTAAATCTCCTTAATATATGTGCATCTCTGCATACATTTATTTATGCTTTTGTAAAAAAAAATGTCAATTTGATTATTCTTTAGAAAATAGCGCTGCGCCAAAAGTGCCGCGATTTACTAGTTTTACCAGTCCTGTTGGAGTATTGAATACAAACCCTTCGCCCTGTGGTTTCCCATTGACAAACTGCTGTATTCCCTGCACTTGTTTTTCAAGTTGATTAGCTAGATTTACTTTAAGTGAATAAATGCTATTCCATATAGTAAACAATGCATTCAGGCCTTTTTCTTCACGAGTTAGGTAACCTTCAGAACCGTCAACGCCAACTAAGAATTTAAATTGTTTAGCACTTACATTGTGTTCTAACCACGGACCTAGATCTTCGTTAGTTTGCCCTGTAATACGCTTATTCATATATTTTTGTAGTGCTTGTTTAACTACCCCGGGTAGCTCTGCTAAAAAACTTTCAGCTAACGCACTATATTGATTTACTGCTTTAGATGCTGCACGTGTTAATTGTACAGGTTCATCTAGTTTAAATTGTACACCTGCACTAGGAGTTAAAATAACTACAGAGCCATCAAGTTTAAGTCCCTGACCATTCCATTGTACTGGTTTAGCGCCGTCGTCGGCAAAGTATTGATGTACTACCACTCCACCAACACTACGAGCAATTTGTTGTCCCAAGTTACTTTTAACTGGTATATGGTATTCAACAACGTTTGGTTTAAAAACATACATGCCATTGACTGGCTTTAGTTGTTGATACCACAGTAAGTCGCCCCAAAAGAATCCTGGGCTTGAGCCAACAGCTTCTTCAAGTCCGCGCCAGATATTGCCTAACTTGGCATATAGATCAGGACGTGTTTTACCTGATGCTTTTCTACTGTCGTATTCTTGCCAACGAGCTGGACTGTCAGCAAAAAATTTAGAATCAAACATATATTTGTCCATGACCGTAAAACGACCATCGGGCATACGACCAAATATCAATGCTGGAAATCCGTCAAATTTAATTGTAACTGTTTCAGGGTTTTTAATAACGTATAATAAACTTTGTAGAGCTTTTTGAGTTGCCTGGGCACCATCAAAAATACTGTCCTCTGGATGTGGTTGAGCTCCAGTGCGTTCTTCTACTAGAATCTGATTAATAAAATCTAATCTCATACTTGGTGTCCTAACTTGCGGAACCAAGCGGCTGTTCCCGGAGTAACGTCTTCGGGAAGAGTCAGTAACCCCTTGGCTTGGTCTTGTCGGGCTTGAGCCAACTTGCCGTCACGGTCGGGGTCACCTTGTAAGGCTTTTAAAACACTTGCCACTGAATTTAAATCTGCTGCATGTGCGCCCGGGTTCAAAAGTACTTTTGCTGCTGCTTCACGGGTGTCTGCAATCACGGAGTTGTCGTCCCGGCGCATTACGGTACCACCAAATGCATCTACTTTAAGACCTAAGAACTTCGCAATACTGTTTAATAAAATATACAACTGATTGGCTTTAAATTGCGGATCGTCATACATACCACGAGGACCGTGTTGGTGCCAATCTGCTACTGATTTTGCATTAGGTATAACCATTACGTCAACCTGTGCAAACAACTGCTTACCACTTGCATCTTTGTACGGAACATCTACGTGTACGTTTCGACCTTTTATGGCCACTTGATATCCTTTAGCTTGGAAATACTGTGCCAACGCTTTTTTACCTTGCACAGCATCTTCAACACCAAAGTTTTTAATTACAGCATTTTCATCGATAAACAAATCAATATCACCGGATTCAACTTTATATCCAGCTGATCCAATGTCTGCTATTACTTTATTTTGTAGTGAGGATGGTAATTCTAGTTTGACTGTGTCAACAACGGGTTTGACAAATTCTTTTGCCACGGCACTGGTATTGTCAAATACATTGCCGCCTTCATATAGATACATCATAGTGCGTGTAGTGGTTCTTCTCTCACACGACCATTGTCAGCAGCATTATTATAATAACTATTAAATTTTCTAATATTTTCAGGACGTAGTACTGGGTATAATCCATTTACTTTTTTAACTTGTCCAGCTAAGTTACGAGGAATACGATCTTGCCAGTATCCATCTTGTCTAATTATAATAAAGCTACCTGGAAGGTCAGGATTTTGAAATTTAAATTGCATACCATCAGGTACTAGTTTACTAATATCTGATTCGGGCGAAGTAGGTTTAGCACTAGCTGAAGGGCCTGCTCCGGTTGCAGTTGGATCATTGTTGTCGGGTGTCTGTTTAGCTCTAGCCATACGCTGAGCCAATGAAGAAGTTTCTGCATCTTTACTGATAGCAGCGGCAGTAGCTCGTTTATCAAGCCAATTTTGGGTACCAGCAACGTTTTGGGAACCAACAAAATCTTTGGCCATTCCTTTAACTACGTTACCCCAACCTTCAGTGATATCCTTAATTTTCACTACGCATTTTCCTAACGCCACGTTTGAATTTTTCTGGATCGCAGCCGCGGATAGAATTAAGAAGTCTGCGTTCTAATTCATCGGCTTGTTCGGCCGTGTAGTTTTCACGTATATAATTGATTAAATTAATTGCACCCGATATTACGTGGGTGGCACGGCTTTCCACTAGATTCTCACGATCTTTGTGTACTAACATTGTGTCTAATTCGTCTAATATACTACGGGCCCGCTTTTGCAAGATATGCTCCAGTTATGTTGTATTTATTGAAGTTTTGGTAAACGTGTCACTAACATTTTATAATATGCTGTTTGCCCAGCATACCCATCATGTCCGCTCCAGCCATATGAATTATAGTCTACTGGCTTTATTTTGGTTATATTTTTGTGAAAACTGACTTTTCCATTATCAAACCAGTTTAGTACTCTGGGTTCTTGCTTAAAATAAGCCACATACGCATCTCTAATAGGCAAAGGACTATCACTAAAATTTTTACCGTTGTTTATAATTAAAAATTTTTTATTTCTTGATTTTAAAAATTCTATTAATCCAATTAAGTGGGCATATAATGTACACTCTACTGTTTCAAAATCTAAGTTAGCAACAGCTTCTGCGGTTAAAATATTTTGTAAAGTTTCGCTATCGGGACTGTTTAAATCAAATCTAAATATACTAGTGATATTAATGATATAAAGTACATCAACTGTGGGATTTTCTAGTACGTGTTTAATGACTAATTTAATCATCATATCATTACTACGTCCCGGTATACTTTCGTTTATAAAGTCAGTACACCCGTAATCGTTCATACCAATTTTATACCAATAGTGATCCTCAACATTAGGACACCAAATACCAATTCCATTACCTGTGTTATAACACGTATGGCTATCACCAGTGTTAAAC